CGCCACATGTTTAAAAATACATGTGTAGCGAGCCCCTGCCACTGTAACAAGATCACCTGTGAAATAAGTACATTCACCTGTAACGCCACCTATATCTTGATCCCCCCAAGGACCTCTGAACATATTTCCTGTGACCAATAACTGCCATGGGAAAGGTTCATCTGTGCCTGGATCGTACACATCTCTTGTGTCAGGTCCAACATCAGAATTTGTTCTTACAGCAATGTATAAATCACCACCTGCTCTTACAACATCTCCTGTTTTGTAAACATAAGGTTGAAGTTGACCATTTTGTATAGTTTGTCCTACCCATTCTCCTTTGAATGTGTAACCTAAAACCTGTGCTTCCCAAGTGTTTGTGGAATCTGATAATGTTGGAGTGATACCAATGTTACTTACAAGTGCAACATATGTGTAACCTCCGTAAAGCACAACATCACCTTGTTGGTAGTATGTTGATTCATCCCACAGGTCTTCGTATTCTAAACCCGGAATCCATAAACTGAAATTTGCTTCAACCATTCTTGGATCAGTTGCCCAGTGACCTTGTGACACCTGCCACATACCTGGAGACCATCTTACTATCTCATTTGGTTTGTATCTTGTGCCTCTTGCATAATCACCAACGTAACTGATACCAGTTAAAACTAATTCCCATTGATCTGTGTTTGCTTCTAAACCATCAGCAGTATTGTTTGCTGTTCCTGTAATTGAAACTGATTGGATTGCGCCTGCACCGTCCACAGTGTTTACTGTAATCACAGCATCGTGTGTACCAAGGTCTCCGCCTAGTGCCGTTCCAACAATATTAAATGTGTTTAAGTTTGCGTAACCTGTACCTGCGTTTGTGATGTTTACATAGTAAGTTGTTCCTACTCTCCAAACAAAAAATGCCGCATTAGTTCCAGTTGCTCCTGTTGTGTATGCTGGATTTGTCCAGTTGTTCACTGGTGCTGATCTGTGTCCTGTTAAACATCTGTAAAGGTTACCACCGTATCTAACAATGTCATCTGGATAGTATAATGTATTTTCTGTCCAAACATTTCTCCAGTTGTCTGATCTAGAATATTGATCCCAATAACTTGCATGGAAAGCCAATCCTGCATCTGCTGTTGAAGATGTGTGTGCTGTGTTACATTTCCAAATTGAACCACCATAGATTACAGTTTGGTCAACATTGTACAATGTGTTTGGTTGCCATACAGTTTGCCAATCTTCTCCACGTGCAAAGTAAACCCATTTTAATTCGTCACCTAATACACCATTGTTAGCATCAGCATTTGAAATATGTCCTTCGATACATTTGTAAATTAGACCACCAACTTTTACTAGTTCACCTATTTTGTAGAAAGTAGCCGGTGCCCAGTCGCCAGTCCAACTTTGACCATCCATCATCTGTGTCCATTTAGGAGTAGATGAATTTAGATCATTATAAAAATTTGAGTCTGATGTGTGTACTTCGATACAAACATAAACTTTTGCACCGAATCTTAAAACGTCATCTTTTACATAGAGAGTGCCTGCTGACCAATCACCTCTCCATTTAAAACGTATCCTATCTATTCGAAAATCTGCCATTGATTAATTCCTTACTACTATTTATTTCCTCTAACTACTATAAGGTTCAACGTATCCTGTATACGTTTGTGCCTCGTTAACTTTTAATACTAATTCACCATCTTTATTCACATAATAAAACAGGTTTCTACCATCCCATTTGTATTGCTCATAAACAAGATTTTGATAAACTTTTCTGTGCTGTTGATCTCTGCCTTCAAAGAAATCTTCACCTCTTGAAAAGTTGTTGTAATTGGCGTCAATATTCCCTGGTCTATTCAATTGTACACCATCTTCCAGTTCAAGTAAATCTGCTTTCACCATGTACAATTCTCCACTTTCAGTTCTGCGTAAACCATAGAAGTATCTGCTGTTTGCCAGCGACTTCTGTAATTCATCTATGCCTACACCAAAAACTTGTGCCATCTATTAACTCACTATGTTTATTGTGTTACCCATGCCTGAATGGATTGTACATTGATAATACAATGTGCTTGGTGCATCCATTGGCACAGTAAAAGTTTGTGTTCCGCTTGTTGATCCACTTACTCCTGATGTGTAAGGTGAACCACCATTAGAAACTCTAATTTCAAATGGGTGACTTGATCCTGTTGTGTTAACAAGAACGTATGTGTGTCCTCTCATCAAGTATAACACCGGATCATTTGCAGTACTCGGAAAACCTGGACCACTAAATGTGTAATCACTTGAGCCATTGTTTCCAATGCTCCATCTAATTACTGGACCATTTTGTAAAACCCAACCAGTGCCGTTGTAGTACAATACATCACCTTGTGCCGCTCCCGAAGCCGTTACATCTGTCAAATCATTCAATGCTGTTGAAGCCGAAGAAGATGTTACAAATTCTAATGCTGTACCTGAACCATTTACTTTTACAAATCTACCAGCCGCACCTGTAAAGTTTGCAGGAGTATCTGTTAAGCCTACAAAAGTTGTTGGAATTGCTGGTTTGTTTGTTAAATTGTTGTAATTTAAAAAATATGTGCTGTCCAAACCATCCAATGTGTCAGCGTCTAATCCGCCACCACCTGATGTTGCATCATTTGCCGGTGCCCATTGTGTACCGTTCCATTTTAAAACTTGTCCTGATGTTGGAGCAGAAGTTGTTGTGTCTACATCAGATAAAACATCAATTGAAAAATTGCTTACAAGTGTTAAACCATCACCTGCACCATTAACTCTTAAGAAGCCATTTTCATAACCAGAGAAAGTTGTTGGTGTATCTGTAAGTGCCAAGAAGGTAGTTGCACCACCTCCGCCGCCACCGCCGGCTTGTATTGTTCCTGGTTTCCATTTGCTTGTACCTTGGTCCCAAACAAGTGCTTGTCCGTTTGTTGGAGCCGCTGTTGAAGTATCTACATCCGATAAAATGTCAATGGATTTGTTCTCATCTGCGAGTTTAACCCATGCACCTGCGTGAGCATAGTAAGAAGCATTCTCAGAATGAACGTGGGCGAACATTCCGTGATACGTACTTGCATCTGGCAGATCTGAAAAATTAGTGTATAAAAAACTTACTTTGTTTGAACCTGTTGCGTTTAATAATTGATTGCTGACAATAGTCAGTGCTGTACCGTTTCCAAGTGCAGTGTATAATTCACTGAAATTGGAATTCAGTTTTGTACCAGCATCACGTAACGAGTCACCTTGACCATCGTTAGGTAGGATACCAGTATTAATTAGTTGTCTTGTCATTCGTTTCCTCCCACGTTTTTAACTTCTATCGAATGTTATTTCATTACTATCCATGTAATATGTTGTTTTGTCCAGTGTGAACGGAGTTGTTTCTGTAACAACTGTTTCATCTGTTTGTGGATATGTGATAGTGCCATCTCCACGATTACTATTCAATCTAACAACAAATTCTCCTTCATCATTGATGTAATAATTTAAATTTACATCATCCCATCTAAATTGTTCATACTTTAAATTTTTAAATGGTTTGCTATGATTTAAATCTCTTCCTTCATAAAAATCATAACCTTGATCAAATTCTTTATAGTTGTCGTCAATGTTTCCAGGTAAGTTGATTGTTACTGGATCATTTGCAGACAGTTGGTCAACTTTACCAATGTATAATTCTCCTTCGTCGGTTCTTCTCAAACCATAGAAGTAACGATCTTTTACACCGTTTTCTAAATATACATTTGTATCTTGTCCAACCGTATTCGACATCTTAACTTATCTCCACATAACTTAACACACAATCAAGTGAGTCGTTAATGTTTGACTGTACATTCAAACTGTTTTGACTTGCTACAATTAATTTTTCTCCTGAGTTTAACACACGTAAACTAGAGTTTGGAGCAATCAAAACATCTTTTACAATAAAACCTGTGACTGAATCTGGTGTTGCTGTCAATGTTACACTTGCTTTCACAACTGATTCAGTTAAATTTGCTAGAACTAATCCAACCACTGTTGAATAAATTGAAATTGGTGCTGTGTAAACTGAAACAGGAACAGTGCCAATGTTTTTTGTTACATTATTTCTAAAATTTGTTGCCATTCTTTTTTATCCTAACGTTACCGCAATCTGTACGGCTATTTCTGTTGCATCAATAATACTTACAGCACCTGATGATCCAGCAATTGAACCCCATTGGTTACCGTCATAAAGTTCAACCCTTTCATCGTTGGTGTTATATCTAATCATACCCAACAATGGTGTGACTGGTCTATCAGCACCTGTACCAGTTGGCAGAACAAATCCACCAGAATTTGATACATCAATATACCCACTTCCAGTAGTTTTAAACACTAATGGAGAAGATATAACATTAGTTATCGTATTTCCGGAGAATCTGAAGTCTTCAATCCTAATTGTGCCATTTCCATTGGCATTTAGGATCAAATCCTGGTCAGTTTGGACAGTTGTAAGTGTATTTCCGCTGATTTGTATATCATCTACCCTTAAAGTTGTAACGTCAAATCTTGTTGGACTTACGTTTGCAACCAAGGTATTACCTGCATAAAATCTTATTGTATCATCATCAGCACCAGGCGTTTGTTCTGCTGTGATATAAGTGTCTCTATCAAGGTCATAAACACCAGTAAGTGCTACCCAGTTTGTACCATTGTATCCTTCAAACACAGTATCATCTGTGTTGTATCTCATCATACCAGCAACTGGTGAACCAGGTCTTTGTGCTGTTGTTCCTGATGGAATTCTTATTGAACCTGTACCTTGAACTTTGAAAACTGAACTTGCAGGATTAACAATAAAGTCTCCTGATGTGTTTGTAATTGTGTCATTTTGAACAGCAAAGTTTTCTAATGTTACGTTACCTGTACCACTTGCTCTGATGTCTAAATCTGCGTTTGTGTTGTTTGATTGTATTACATTGCCAACAATATTAACACTATCGATCTGTGCCTCTTGAGCAAATAATGTGTTCCAATTTTTAGTTGAAGAACCTAAATCATATGTTGTATCTATGTTTGGAATTAAGTTTGAATCTATACCAGCAGATATTGTGATTTCATCTGTGGCTTCATCACCAATTGTAACATTACCGCCAATTGTGATGTCACCTATTACAGAAAGATTTCCATTTACATCTACATTGTCGTTGAATACTGTGTTGTTACCAAATGAATCTAAAGTTAAATCTCCAGATGCTGTAGTAATAGTATTTCCTGACAGTTTTAC